CTTACGTTTTCCGCGGTCAGGAAGATGTTGATTGGGCTAATCAGTTTACTGCCCCGCTGGATACGAGGCGTATTACGGTTAAATCGGACCGTACCCGCACTATCCGCCCGGGTAATGACACTGGTGCCTCCCGTGTGTTTAATTTGTGGTACCCAATCCGGCGTACAATTTCGTACGAGGATGATATGGAGAGCGATCAAGTTGGTGATCGTGCGTTCTCCACTGTGGGTCTACGTGGTGTTGGTGACATGTATGTCATGGATATCATGGGTATCACTACTGGTGACGGGGAAGCACCCCTGACAACTTATAAATTTAGCCCTGAGGGCAGTTTTTATTGGCACGAACGTTAGTTAGTGTCCGATACTATGGGGCTATCTAGGTACACAAAGTCGCAGTTGGCGTTTAGCCACTCTGTGTCTACACCTGGTTCGTCGCGTGGGTCGGAGTTAGATAGCCAAATTGAGGGACGAGCCCAGTGTACCAACTTTTTGCCTTTGTACTTGTCTGTGACGTAGAATTGTTTCTGGTGTCCTAACCAGAATTTGTAGCTTGGGAGGAACTTGATTCCCCCGAAGTCGTCAAAGATGGCGTACTCAGCCCCATCAATGTCCTCGTCCATACTGAAGAGGCCTCCGAAGTATGCATGTCTTCCCAGCGACCGCGCCCATACGGTTTTTCCCATTCGGGAAGGTCCGTATACCACAAGTGATTTTCTTCGTTCTGTATATCGAAGTCAGCCTTCAGTTGTATTCCCAGCGCACTCGAGCCCCCGAGCTGAGGGGGGAGGGGTCCCCCTTGGGGAGGTGCCCCCGAATGCCCCCCTTGTGGGGGCGGCGAGGTCAGGGCGACGTGCAAGATAACTTACTTCCTGTTTGACTTGAGACAAGATTGTGTCGTACCCAGCTATCGAGTTCAGCCACCCAAGACGTGTCGATGATAATTCCCTCCGGAGTTTCATACGGGACTCTGATTGGTGGGAACTTCCAGGCGGCGAAAGCTCGGAGTTGTGTGAATTGAGTGACCAATGCACGTGGAGCCAGTGATTCGCATAGCGACCAAAATTCTGACTCATCCTTTGCATTGATGATTTCAGGCCACACATCACCATTTGAAGCCAGTCCGCTTCCAGCAGGTCGTTCGAGTCCCCCAGCAACAACGTCTCCATCCTTGATTGCATAATCATATCCCTCTTCCGGTGTTCCGCGAGATGGCGATACATTCGGGTGGCATCCTTCAACATCGAATGCACGCGTGTTCCTGGTCCTATATTTTCTTCCGAAATCGACGAAAGCGTGCAGATGAAGTCCCCCATCTGAATGATTCTCTCTTCCGATGATGCATTCAGCTCCAAGCTCAGCAAGATGGTTGACCACTGCAAAAGGATCGAGGTCTCCACATTGCGCATAGGTGAGCAAGGCGTACCGTGCTTGGAATCGAAAAGAAGACATAGCTCGTTGTTGCACATCCTGGGTCCACGTCTGGGCATTTAATGTTATATGCCCAGACGGACCCAGACCCGGGTCCTTCTCACCTATAAATACCCCTCCCCTCTCCCAGCCTCTTCTTTTTTCTTCACACGTCACCATGTCTGCTCCACACACCGCTTCGATTTGTAATCGCACTTGCCAAGACTTTATTGATCACGCGCGTCACGACTGTTGCGTTGTTTGCAACCCTCCCTCGCATCCTTCAACTCCACCGCCCCCTCAATGTCCGTCGCACGCCGAGCTAGAGGCGCGCGTCGCCGAGCTTTCCGCCGAGGTGGCCGATCTAAGAAGTTTGGTCGAAGATCTATTCGACGAACTCGCCGGGTATTCCGAAGACGAAGAATTATGAGTTCTCGTCGCATTTTGAGCATCACCTCTCGCAAGAAGGTGGATAATATGCTCCCTGTTGTGGTGGCTGAAGATAATACCACCACTGTTGGTCCTTACACATCTGCTTCTCCGCTACTGTCGTTGTTTATTCCAAATGCACGACAGACCCGCACTTCGATTACCAATCCTGCCGTTAGGAATGTCTCTGACATTTTTGCCGTCGGCTATAAGGAGAGAGTGCAGATTGATGTTATGGGCGGTGGGACTTTTATGTGGAGACGTATCGTCTTCATGTTGAAGGGCGGTGACTTGCGTGTCGCTATGGATTCCAGCAATGCTGGTAACATTCCCAATCAGTTGTTCGATCAGACCACCGAGGGTGGTTGTCGTCGTGTTATTGGCCCACTTGAGGGGGTCACTAATGCACAGGATGAGCTCCAGTCTTACGTTTTCCGCGGTCAGGAAGATGTTGATTGGGCTAATCAGTTTACTGCCCCGCTGGATACGAGGCGTATTACGGTTAAATCGGACCGTACCCGCACTATCCGCCCGGGTAATGACAC